CTCTGCGGAGGTTACCTTAACGGGGTATCGTGCAGGACTAGCCTCAAAGAAAAAGCTGTGCGATACGTAAGGGTTGTATCTGACTTTCTTGGTCGGGGTTTTCTTGGGCTGATCAACTCTATCTCCGATTATAAACGCGTGAACGTTTTTTCTCTTTTGTTCTAAGACTCTTCTGCGTCCAGCCTCCGACACTTTAAAAGAAGCGTTGTCTAAGAAGATGTGTTGAACGTGATCAGTGACGCGCCACCCTTTGCCCGCCACCCAAGATTGGACAGACAGACATTTCTTATTGAGGTTGCGGTAAACTCTTACCCGATCTTGACGCTTGTTGTGCTGTTTTTCTTTAACCATAATGTTCTTACTACTAGTGGGTGATTGTTGCATGACGGGAGCATTCGCTTGAACGTTTCCCAGTCTGGTTTAGGGGAGCTAAGATTCTCCCAGGCTTTTTTTCTTTCTTCTGGTGTCATGGTAACTAATATAAACTATCCACTGGTTAAGTCAAGCGAATTTTTAAAAAACTTTAAAAAAACTTCACTTACGTAAGTCGTTCTATATCAAGCACTTACGACGCGGGGTCGGCCCCCGCCGCGTAAGTCGTTGACTACCAGCGACTTAGGGAACTCTAGCCGATCCCTAAGTCATTGAAGCTCAAGCACTTATGAGATCAGTTTGTCAAACTGCGCTTGCGAGCATTTACCGTCAAAGATTTTTGGTATGCTAAAGCCAACCCTGCCATTTACAACGGTATTGATAGGGGTGCGCTTAGAGCCGTCATAGACTTGAGCTTTTTTGGTTTTAGGGTCGTAGAAGCCGAATTTTTTATTGTAGTTCATTTTAGTCGTCTGTTTTTTTGTGTTTGTTTTTGCGATTGTATTTTGAGCGATCACGAAAGGGGCGGGTAGGCATTAAGCCTAACCCTTTTCTGATTGTCTTTTCTAACTCCCGAAGATTAATTCTTGGAGAAAACTTTTTTGCCATAGCCGAGAGTCTTGTTGAGGTGAGAGAGTTTCGAGGCTAGTGTCGAAGCGTAAGAACTCGTCTTGCAAGTCTTCGTCGCTGTGGGGCATTTCGCCGTATTCTGATTTTTGGTTTTTAATTTCATAGATTTTTTTTATTAGTTGGTATCTTTCTGATTTAGTCATGGTTTGCTGTTATTATAAGGAATAGAAGGATTGAGATTATTATTATCATTAGCCTATAACAAAACCCGTTTCGTCCTTCTTGGCAAGTCCTTTTTGCAGTAAGCCAACGATTTTGTTTTTACCATCTAAAAAGCGTAAGTCTGTTTCGTCGCCGTTGACAACGTCAAGATCAAGCCAAGATTTCGGAAACTCATTGCGAAACACTGCGGCAATGTTACCACCCATTTCAGCGATCATTGAAACTTTCACGTCGTTGCATTCGCTGCGTGAAAACGTCAAGTGGTAGTTGCTAGGCATTTCGCCTTTTAGGTAAGCGACCATCCGAGGAAAGCTTTTGGTGTAGTCGTAGAATTGCACATCGGGATACATCTCTAGAAGCGAAAGCTTTTTTCCGTGTGATTCCACTTTGATATTTTCCCAAGGCAAGTCACTTGTTAAGTTGAGACGGAAGCAAGGTTTCATCCCTTTCTTGCCCGCAAGCTTTATTGCGTTGCCAATCTCTTTAGCTAGTTGCCAAGTAAAAGCAGTTCGATCAGCAAAGAATTTTTGCGTCTTTGCAATTCGTGCGCTTTGAACATTACCCATTGCGCCGCGTCCAGCGGTGTTGAGACAAGCCGCCGCACATCCAGCCGAGGCATGGGCGCAAACATTTTTTCCGCTTAGATTAAAAGGCGCAAGGTGAAGACCAAAAGTGATCCAGCCAAGTTTTTCGCCTTTGATGGTTTTTGCGTTTCCGCTATTTAGTAGTTTACTCATAGGTGTTACAGTATGTTCTATCACAACCCTAAGTCAAGCGATATTCAAAATAAATTAAAAAAACCTTTTTAAAAAAACCTAAAGAAAAGACTTGACAAGCCCAGCGACCAGCGCGTAAAAAGAGTTGCGTAAGTCGTTGACTATCAAGCACTTACGACGCGGGGGCGGCCCTGGCCGCGTAAGTCGTTGACTGTCAAGCACTTACGAATGTCAAGCAGAAAAAAAAAGCCCCACCCCGAAGGGTGAGGCGGCAACCGTTAGGAAGCGTTAAGGACTAGCTCGCCATCGACGGGCTTCGCGTGAGCCGCGAAGGTGTCAAGCACAGAGTAAAGCTGGCTTGAGCGGTTCGCGGTGTTGAGCGTGTTGCCGCGCCACACGTTGGTAAACGCGTTTTGAAGCGACCACAGATCACGAGACTCGAAGTTCTCATGTTCGGGAGCGTGCCACTGCTTGAGGATGTCAGCAATTTGAGTTTTGCCACACGCGCCAGCTTGGAAGCCGCGCAAGATAAGATCGTGAGCTACACGATCATCAATGCCGCAAGACTTGTAAGAGTCGATACGATTGTCAGTCGTAGTCCAAGATTCCATAAGCTGACCAATGGCACGCGCAATGATTTGCGGCAAGTCGCGCATGATGTTGGTAGTGTGACGGCGACCAAGCACGATCTCGTTAGAGAAGATCAAGTTGGAACAAACGAAAGGCGCATCACCAGCAGAGATGCCAGCGCGGAAAGCCTTGTCGTGAGAGTTGCGTAGGCACATGACTGTGCCGACCTCGTCGCCGTGTTTGCGACCTACACCCTTGACTTGGAACAAGCCAAAGTAGCGTTGACCATAACGATGCAAAGCGTGGTGTTCGTTAACGATCTCAAGATCGGTGTTGCCGACAGACTCGCGGAACTGGCTCACCAACGCATCGTGAGCAACTGGATGCCAGCGTTCGGAAGGTTCGGGCGTAGAGACAGCTTGGACTTCGGCGAAGTCGCACTGCTTAGATTCGCACACGTTAAGGCGAAGGAGTTCTTGATTTGCGGGGTGTGTAGTTTCGATGTTCATAGTATTAACTTTATCTTAGGTTATTATTTAATTGTGAGATTACATCATAAGAAAAAATTTGCGGTCTGTCAAGCTAATCGCAAAAAAAAAGAAAGAAAAAAGAAAAAAGTTTTCCTCTTATATGCTTGACAAGCTCACCTAGAGACCCGTAAAAAAAGTTGCGTAAGTCGTTGATTACCAAGGACTTACGACGCGGGGGCGGCCCCAGCCCCGCAAGTCGTTGACTAGCAGGGACTTACGCGATCCTACCAGATTGTCGATTCGATCTCTTGTCTATACTCTTGGTTTACCTCAATGTATTGTTTGAGATCTTCCAAGGTTTTAAACCTGGATAGTTTTTCTTCGTTCTCCATGCACTCTACAACAAAGTCTCCTCCGACCTCGTAATGCTTGTAAGCGTATTTATCTATTTCTTCTAGTGTCATACTATAGTTCCTCCCATCCTTGTGATTTGCACATTAGTGTTGTCAGTTTTCCTTCGTGGTCGATAATCTTAACAACGTCACCAACACTTGTAGAGTAAAAAGTTTCCTTGTCTGAGCAGTTCTCCCACAAAGCCAAAAGAATTTTTTCGTGCGTTTTAGTTATAAGTTCAATCGGTGCGTTGGTTACGTGAAACAAAAGTTCAGCAAGCTTCTTAGGATCATCAGGATAATCAATGTGATCAGTGCGGAGCTTGACAGAGAACACGCATTTGCGAGCGACTTCCCATTTCTGAACAAAAGGTTCATCTTCGGAGCGGTGTAGTGATAGGTTTATTGTTTGCATAGTTAGTAGTATGGTTATTTTTGTTAGGTTGTCAAGCAACAAAGTGTTCTTTATATTTTAGCTCATCATACAGATTTTTTAGTTTGGTTTAAAAGTTAAGCCGCCTCGCCCTAACCACAAGACGAGACGGCAACACACACTAACCAATAAAGTTTACAGTAGAGCCGCACGAAATTTTCTTTACCTTTTCGGGGCGGCAAGATACCCAACCCTTTTTGTTTCGGTCGAACACAGAAACATAAGGGGAGTCGGATAGTTTGTTTTCGCCTCCGCTAATGTAACGTAAGTCTTTTTCTCGTGCGTTTACAACACGTAACTTTCCGTCGTTCTTCTCGAAGGCAAGGCTGAAGTATTTACCCTTGGTTTGGGCAATGAGGTTTTGGAGTTGGTCTTTAGTCATAGGTGTGTTTTGTGCTTTAGTGAAGCGGCGGATTATTTTTTTTAGTATGTTCATAGTCTTATCATTATACCTTTTCATTCCAGCGAGTCAAGGTATAAACTTTATGAAATTTGTCTCGAAGCTTACTTAATGCGGCTTCTTGTTGTTTACTCGTGGCGTGTAAATTCGGATATTTTTTACCATGAACAGTTCTAAGTTTTTCTTGATAGCTTTGCTCGTCGCGTATCTTGCAAGAGATTGCGTCTCGGACAGAGCGAGCTTCAAGTTCTGAAAGTTCAAGTGTGATTGGGCGTGGTGTTAGGTTATTAATCATAATGGTTATTTAGTGTGGTTGTAGAAAGTGAAACCCCAGAGCAGTGGCAACTCCCGCTTCGCTGTGTCCTGCCGCGAATCCAGTTGACTTGGGAACGTCCTTTTAAGACATACGTGATCCAAGTGAGGTTAAATGTTAAAGAACGATGATGTTTTACATTATGCCACGTTTTGGGCGTATGTCAAATGTTTTCTTTATGTTTTTTTGTTTGGTTATCGCAGGATCATTACCCCATTTCCTTCACATTTGCATTCGTAGTTAGGTTCGTCAAGCTCTTGGCAAGGCTCACACATTTTTATTTCAAAGTCTGTTTGGTTGCCATCTTCATATTCACCTGCAAACATATATCCCTCGTCTTGGTATTCGGCTTTGACTTTAAAGCCGCGCTTAACCAATTCATCGAAGATAGGAAAAATAGCATTCCAAGCAGTAGCAAAAGTTAAATTGATGTTTATGTCGTCTTCATATTCCACAAACATATCAGTCACATCCCACTTACTGCCCCAATTCGTTATATTCCAATTATACCAATTATCTTCTTCGGCTGCAGGTCTTGGTATAATAGCGTTGCATAAGCTGTTGTTGTTTTCAATAGCTCTCGAAACCAGAGCGCTGAACTCTTTGATTTGTTCTTTAGATCCTTCTACGTTTAATGTTGTGTGACACCAGTTTGGCATAGTATTTTTTGGTTTGGTTTTATTGTTGATTAAGCTTATACAATAGACGTTTTGAATCGGTTGTCAAGCAAATCCGAAACAAATTAGCGCCAAATGAAATCGAACGCAAATCAAACGCAAATACAGTGCAAATAGCGTAAATACCTAATACTCAAAAGCTTAGGTTATTTCCATTCTGGAAACATCTGTAAGTCGTTGCCTACCAAGGACTTACGCGCGCGGGGCGGCCCTGGCTCCGTAAGTCGTTGACTGTCAAGGACTTATGAGTTCCTCTTCTCTCTCTTCGCGGACTAGGGCGAAGACCTCGGCTACGGTCTTTACCTCACCCGTGTCGCGGTTGGTGAGAGTCTCCTTGTCGCCACAAGGCTCGCAGAACTCAAGCCAGTCGCCACCGAGAACGAGGGTGTTAGTCCCGCCCATAGGGCGGCGGGTGTCGCAGAAAAAGCAATGATTAGCCATAATTTTTGTGTGGTTAGGGGTTACGGGTTAGGGATTAGCGAAAGTCGCCGCTTGCCATAAGCTCGCGCTCCAGCATGGCTTCGTGCGCCATAGCCTCGGCGCTTTCACGCTCCTGTTGCTCGCGCAACATATCGGCTTCGAACTCAGCGAAGTCAGCCTCGGACATATTAGCCCAAGGGTCAAAAGAAGAATCAGAGAAGGAATCAGTAGTAGTAGTCATAATTAAAACAATAAGAATTTTGGTGAGGTTGTCAAGCGATTTTGAAAAAAAAGATTATTAATCTTTGTCATAAAGATCAATGTCGCGAGATGCAACTATGATCTGCGCGTCGAGCTTGGATAGCTGACGGTCGTGAAATTCAACCGCGCTACGGTCGCCGTCGCGAAGAGCGGCTTGATACGCGTTAACGTGGTCGCGGTGGAGGAGATCTAATTCAGTAATAGTCATAGTATACAGGATAAGAATTTTGGTGCGGCTGTCAAGCGTTTTTGAAAAAAGATTAAAGTTTTTTTTGTTACGTAAGTCGTTGACTATCAAGGACTTGCGGCGGCGGGGCGGCCTCGGCCCCGTAAGTCGTTGACCTACAGGGACTTACGAAGCCTATAGAACCAGTTCCATCCCAAGGCTGCCAGCTAACCGAAAGAGTTTTTCAATCCAGCCTAGCTCATTACTAACGATATAAACTGAGCAAATTACAGTGATGCAAATCATCGAGGTTTTGTCTATTCTTATATTCATGATTTAGAGATTTTTGCTAACCTTTTTCCAGTAAGTTTCTAAGTTGGTTTGTTTTCGGTCATCCCTTGGATTATTAACACGCTTCCAAGCTGAGCCGCCGCCGTTCCATATAAACGCAAGATGTTTCGCGTTCGTTGTCTCACCATTACGTTCGATATATTTTCCGTAGTGGTGAAAGATTCCGATTGCGACCAAGTGAGAAGTCGAGCGGCTCTTCATTTGATCGTGAGTAAAGCTTGTGCCATAGATGCGATTATAGTCAGCCAACATGATTGGGCGAATTTGTAAACAACCTAAAGCTTTTTCGCTTTCGTTATAAGCAATCTCGTTTCCGTTAGACTCGACCTTCTCCAATGCAAGGAGAAGATCCGTCATGGTCGCACCATGCAATGCGGTTGAGACGAGGTGAATGGCGATCATGATCATGATACCATACGCAATTTTTATTAGAGTTAGCTTATTCATGTTATTATATAGCGAATGAAGAATCACGTTTAACAAGTTTAACGTTTTGAATGTTTCCTTTGATGAAGGAACGGATTGATCCACGCTTGCCAAGTTCGGCAAAAGCGTAAGTGATTAGGTAATTCTCGCTCTTTTCTACGTTAGCAAGATTGACGATATACTTTGCGACAACGCTATCCTTCTTACGTAGGTAAGTGAGTTCGGCATAGATCGGGCGATCTACAACACGGAGTGCGAGCATAACGGATTTTTGGATTAGGTTTAGTTTCATGTTTTCTTTTTTGTTTTTATTTACGTTTCAGAATTATATACTTACAGTATGTTTATTTTTGCTTGGCTGTCAATGACTTTACGAATATTTTTTCCATCAAATTGACTTTTTCCGCGCCGTAGATTAATCCCCAGCGAGTAGGTTCAATCTCGGGGCTAAGCTCGCGATTATGCACGTAGCTAGAATACGTTAGGTGGTCGATGGCTTCAGCAATTAATTTATCCGTGTTTTTCATTATGCTTACAGTATGACAGATTTTTCGGTGCGGTCAAATAAATAGCGAAGTTTTTTTAAAAAAAGTTAAAGTTTTTTTGTGTCGTAAGTCGTTGAATACCAAGCACTTACGCGGCCAGGGCCGCCCTGCGCCCGTAAGTCGTTGATAGTCAGCAACTTACGGGTGTCAAGCTTTTTATCAGAATTCCACGATTCCTTTTATCATCGCTTGGACATCCGCGCCTGTCAGATCGCAGTCAGCGTCGCCGCCTTGCCCGTCGTCGGCAAGGATAAGAATACGCCCAGCCAAAGCATCGGGATAAATCTTATCGATAAACCTAACGCCCACTCGCGTATCGTTAATGAGACCTTCGTCGTCAACGTATGCAACGTGCTTACCATCGGGAAAGCGCACACAGGTAAAGCAACGGCAATCAATCATGCGTTGGATATCTTCGAAGCCGTCAACCTCAACTCTTGAGATCGCGGGGAGAAAAGGGTCAATCAGTATTGCTTTTGTCATAATCGTTATTGGGTTAGTTTACTTCGAGAGGAGAAAGGTCGAGGATAGGCTCTTCGCAATCTTCGCGAGGAAGACGCTCTACGCCCTCACGCTCTAAGCATGAGTCAATGAAGTCAGACCATTCATAGTCTTGGCGGGCGATTGCTTCCCAGTATTGGCAGGAGAGGTCGTGTAGTTCGTGGTAGTTAATCATATGCTTACAGTATATTAAAGAAGTGGCAAGTCAAGCTTATCGCAAAGTTTTTTAAACCTTTTTAAAGAAAAGCATCGTGTAACGATCAGACCCGCGAGTGCGGATGTTGTTCGCGTGCTTAAAGCCTTGAGCGAGTAACTCATCTTTTTGACGCAAGACTTCGTCCGTGAGAATTGATGAGACTTTGATTGTTTTTTGTATTTCCATAGTGTGTAATTTTAATGTTTAGAGATTAGCGTTCTTCTGCTAACGCTTTGTTGATTTTCTTAATCCGAGCGAACAACTCTTTTTCATAGAGGTCGCGATCATGAATGATCGTAGAACCGCGAGTAACGCCGTTGATGGTTTCAGTGATGCGAGTTTCAGCTTTAGTATTCTTAATTTTTATCATACTTGCAGTATATAATTCTGAAACGTAAAAGTCAAGCTTATCGCAAAGTTTTTTAAGTTTTTTAAAGTTTTTTTTTGTGTCGTAAGTCGTTGAGTATCAAGCACTTACGCGCGCGGGTCGGCCTCGGCCGCGTAAGTCGTTGACTGTCAAGGACTTACGTCACTCGCGTTCGTAGCCGTCAAACCAGCCGTCACCGTGCGTGTCATCGCGGCGGCAATGGGCTTGCGCATCCTCAAGTGTCAAGCCTTTTTTGATTGTGCGGGGTGAACCGTTGAAGTAGAAGCGTATAATTTTGTAAGTTTCCATAATTGTTATTGCGTTAGAAAAGTTTACTCTGCCACCGTTTCGCAGGAGTGCAGCAGCTGTCGTCCACCAGCTCGTCGCCGAACCAGATCGCCCACTCGTCGCAAGGATTGGCGAAAGCGTAAGCTTCGGCGAGACCCTCACGGCATTTGGGGAAGTCGCGCACCTGCTCGCGCATTTCGCCTGTGCTAGAAAATTCGACTGTGGTGACTGTGTATGTGTTATTTTTAATCATACCTACAGTATAGGTGACTGAGTCGGGATGTCAAGCTTATCGCAAAGTTTTTTTAAGTTTATTTGCATTTTTATTAGATGTGTCGTAAGTGCCTGAGTATCAAGGACTTACGCGGCCAGGCCCGCCCCGCGCGCGTAAGTCGTTGGTATTCAACGACTTAGGTAACTCAGTTAGCGATGTGCCACGTCGCTTGCTGTATGTCCTGTGCCTCATCGTCTAACCGTAAGCCCGTTAGGACTGTGATGGTTGCGATGAGTGCGACGAGAATGACTGCGAAGATATCGAATGCTTTCATAATGTCTAACGGTTATTTGATTATGCCTACAGATGAGAGTTCCTCATCTCTGCGGCGCGCCGACCAGCAGCCTCGAGAAGGTCTAGGTAGAGGTCGCAATGCGAACCCTCAACGATGTCGAACATCGCATTGAGGAGTTCCTCGTGCTTGACACCCTCAGCCGCCCAGCGGATTGTTTCAGCAGCATCGGCTGCGTTGTTAATGATCATGGTTTGTTCGATTTCGTATCCGTTGTTCATAGTATTACTGGTTGGTTGGTTGGTTATTTGATTATGCCTACAGATAAGAGCAACTGAAGTTCCTCTTTGCTTATGCGTTGCAAGCCTCGGACTTCTAAGCAAGACTCCATGAAGTCAGCCCACTCGTAATCCATGTTGTCGAGGGCGTTCCAGTAGTCGCGAGATAGTTTTATTTGATCGTTCATGTTATACAGTATAGGTTAAGAGAGGTGGAAGTCAAGCTAATCGCAAAGTTTTTTAAACTTTTTTTAAGAAAAGCATCGTGTAACCATCGCGACCGCGAACGCGGATATTGTTGGCGTGTTTAAAGCCTTGAGCAATTAGCTCATCTTTTTGACGCAAGACTTCGTCGGTTAGGATTGATGAGACTTTAATTTCTTTTGTGATTTCCATAGTGTGTAAGGGTTAGAGGTTAGAGGTTAGAGGTTAGACTACTCGACGTTGTCGAGGCGGTTAAGAGATACTTCGATCTCGCCACCATCGTCATCGCGGACGATTGCGAAGCCGTTGAGTGAATCGATCTGTAAGATCTCAACCCATTGAGCGTTGTCGAGTGTAGCGGAGGTAGGTGTTTTATTTGTTATCATGTTATACAGTATGGTTATTTTTGTGCGATTGTCAAGCTTTTGGCAAAGTTTTTTTCCATTATCTCAACTTTTTTTTCGCCAAAGATTAAGGCGAGGCGGCTAGGTGTTTCACCTAGTAGGCGGTTGTGCGTGTAGTTGCACTGAGTTAGGTGGTCGATTGCTTCGGCGATTAGTTTTTCTGTGTTCTTCATTATGCCTTACAGTATATAGGCATGATCCCCAAAGTCAACCCCTAATCGAAAAAAAAATAAAATATTTTTCTGGGATACCCCTTGTGCCTACCGCCAGCCAGACCCCCACCCATTGTCAAAAAACGCGACCCAAGAGAACACAGAACAATCGGGGGGGAGAGTTTTTTCAATCTCCCAACACATTTTCACGATTGGAAACAACGGCGGAGCGTCCGCGCAAGTACCCCTCCCCCCTTTTTAGCAGAATCGAAGCATCTACTACATATCACACATATAAAAACCCAAAAAAAATCAAACCCTCTTTTTCTCAAACCTTAATGTACCGTCTCCTAGTATATTAAAATAACAAGCTTCGACTTTATTACCTTTGGAGAGATTCTCAAAAGGCGTGAGAACTTGCAGATTCCAAGGAACATGTAAACCACAAAAGTGAGGATGCACTAAAGGGAATATATGATCTACATGGTCATCTTGGGCGCTGGCATATATTTTTTTTATTTTTTCTTTATTAAAATCAGAAAGGTTTATTTTTTTTGTTTTGAGTTTTCTTGTTTGAGCCTTTTCGATGTAATAGCTTTTTTGTTTTTTGTAATGCTTTTTATTTGATTTGGAGGCTCTTAGTCTTTGTTCTTTAAGCCATTTATAAGACACCCATCTTTCTTTTGTTCCTCTGTATTTATAAAAAACTAAAGATTTATCGGGGTGTGGATCTCCCATTTTATATCTCACGGTCAATCTAAGCCCAACCTTTCCGCGATAGCGCTTGCCCCAAAAATAAGTTCGCCATCATCCGTCACCAGCGTGGGTACTGTGCGAATGTGATTTTGAGCAAAAAAATTGGGATCAACATCCATATCTTTAAATTCGACCTTTACCCCAGAACTTTCGATTCTGGCTTTTAATGTTTTACATGGAGCGCACCATGTTGCTGTTGCTAGTTTCATATTTTTTGTTTTTTCTTTTTTAGATTAAGAACGGTGTCCATTTCTTTCAACGTGAAAGATTTGTATTTCGATACCATTTCGTCAATAGCTTTTCTACATTTATATGGCGAAAGATTAAACCATTCGCCCATAAGCCTATGATCTTGTAAGTGTCGATGAACAAGAAATTCTAACCTTTTTGCTCTCCAGACACTGGAACATTTTTTTTTATAATGCACTCGAACCTTTGTGGGTTGATAAGTTTGCATTGATTTTGTTCTTAGTTTGAGGTTAATACTATGACCGATTTTACAAGGAGCGCTATTGTCTCCACTCATAACGTACACGTATGCTTGTGGCCTACGTCTAGAGTTTGCTTTTTTTGTTTGTTTTTTTAAAATCTCTTTTTTCATTAATATTTCAGTCTATTTTTTAAATTGGTGGACCCTGAGAATTACGATATCTCGACCTAACCATTATGAGTGGTTTGCTCTTCCTCTGAGCTAAGGGTCCTGTTGTAAAGTTTAAAGTGGTACTCCGAGCAGGACTCGAACCTGCGGCCCTCGGTTTAGAAAACCGATGCTCTATCCAGCTGAGCTATCGGAGCAATAATTTAAGCATTGCTTCATAAATACCATGAATTCATCATGAGTCATGTCGCCTTTTGCTTGATTTGCTTTTTTAGAAATGATTTGTAAATTTTCGATTGTATTGTCTCCACCCCTGGAGCGGGGAATAATATGATCAATTTGAAATTCTTCTGGTCTAGTCCAGTCGAGCAGTTTGCCCGTGTATCTGCAAATAATCTTAGTATTATGTTCTGTGATGTTATATTTTTCCGCTACTATTTTTATGTTTACCACTTTAGCCCTTTCTGTATCTGATTTATGTTTTTTGGCATAATCTTTTAGCCTTGAACGAACATTGGCATAAGCCTCTGATAATGTCAACGTTTTAGTTTCTCTTTTTTGTTTTTCTTTTGTTTCGTTTGTATTAAAGCGAGAGATGTTGCGTTGTAGCTTAACAATGTGCGGCGCAATCTTTTTCTTCCTTTCTCGAGATTTTTTTAGCTGTTTTTCGGGGTTTAAGTGCCAACAAACTGTGGAGGGCGAGCAGTCAAGTTTTTCCGCTATGTCTTTTTGGTTCAAACCTTTTGATTTTAGTTCTAGTATTTGTTCTTTCAACATTGTGGGTTAATATACGGCATTTTGGGGCTTTGTCAACGAAATACGAAAATAAAGATGAAAAAATACGTGATTTACTCGATGTTTTTTTGAGTTGAATTTTCTATTATGTAGTATGAACAAGTTACTACTCTTTTTACTGATCCCTTTCTCTCTTTTCGCTTCCCCAGAAACAGACGCCGTCAAAATACTATGTGAGAACGGAAACATGCAGCATGAAGTCGCCAGCGAAAAAACAATATACGCAAATAAGGGTGACCACATTCTATACAAGAACCTTACGCCAACTGATGGTATGCTTGTTATAACCCCAAGCGGAAAGTGCGAAAAATATAAAAAAAATATAATCTCTAATCGCGTTGTAGTAGCTATTATTAAAAGTTACTCTTAAATGGTACACCCTCTGAGACTTGAACTCAGAACCAATTGATTAAAAGTCAACTGCTCTACCGATTGAGCTAAGGATGCTTAAAATGGCTGCGAAGGTAGGGATCGAACCTACGACCAAGTGACCTTCTCGAGGCTGCTGGTCACCTGCTCTACCGCTGAGCTACTTCGCAAAAAAAAAATTTAAAAACAAACAACAAAACCTAAACCATTATTCAGAAGCCCCAAAACATTGAAGTCAATCCATTCTTCAGCTTCAAGCTGTGTCCATTCGTTTTGTTTCATAAAAAGATCGAGCATTAAGTCGTAGCCGTAAATCAGCAAACCATCTTGGCTATATCCCATAATTGCTTCGTCTAGGCCATCAAGTACAATGGCTTCGTCATCAAGTAGGTGTCGTATTTCTTCGATTATCATGATCTGTATACTACATCTAGGTGCGCCGTTGTCAAGGGTAAATGTATTTTACAATAGGAAAATTCCCTTTATGTTGCAAATAAAAATAATTTTCGAAAGAAATAAATATTATTACCACCAAACGGGTTTAATACTATAATTTCAGTGTAAAACAGTTATAATGGCCACGAAAAAATTATCAGAATTAAACGAGTCTTTTGCTTCAGACCCTAACGATTTCGCATTGTTAATCAATAAAGACTCCAGGACCGCAAAAAAGATATCAATCAAGAATCTAGTTAAAGTTGATAGCACAAATGTTCTTGATAAATACCGATTTGGTAGAAGTGATATCTCGGGGTTTAACTCTTCATCCATACAACTGTCTCAAGGCAATGCAGATAATGATTTTTTGTATTACACACCTGCGACCATAACTATAAGCGGATCAGACGCACCCGAAGTTTCTGGGCAATATGAATTTTATGGAATAAAAGACAATAACCTATACTGGCAAAACTCAAACAGCTTTATGATTAGTAGAGTTGATACAGATGGACATTGGGGCATAAGAAACGGGATTAACGGGGCTAATACCTTATACCTGATTTCTGGGCAAGAGTCTTACCCAAAATTTGGAAATATTGATTTGTTGGATGAAAATGGCCTATCTGCTTCAAAATCTGTAAATTTGCGCCACACAAAAACAAAAGAGAGTCCAGTAATTCTGAATAATCGTTTAGGGAAAATAGACAACTTATTTAAGGCTGATCCTAATTTACCTATCAACTTAAAAGAATACGCTAGCATAACCTACTTGGGTAGCCAAAATCTTTATTCATCCTATACTGGTGATTTGGGGGTGACATTTACACCAGAAACTGTTGAGTTGGGTTATTCAGATAATTTTGGGACACATAGCCCTGTTAGCTTTGTTAATGGTAATCGCCAAAACATTCCAGTCATATTTGAATATTCTTTGAATAGTTTTACAGTTAACAAGGTAACCGAAAAAATAAGCGGAAGCAGGGGTACTTGTTCTTTTGATCAAAATTTTTCAACAAACATAGTTGCAGCAACACCGATTACAAGAACAGGTGTAGCGGTTAATGGGGACGGAGATCTTTCTGAATTCAAGCCTACTGCACCACTTTTTAGCCTCGATATAGACGGCAACGGAAGCGTTACTTATGAAAAGGACGTAGTTCTATTAGAGAGATATTTTTCTGGTATCACGGGAGATGATTTAATTCAGGGTCTCAATCTTTCGCCAGGTTTAAATGCTAGAACAGGTTACCAAGAAATATCAGACTATATCGAAAGCGGTATTAATTTAAATGCTTTCGATATTAATGAAAACGGACATTTAGACCAGTCAGATATTGATTTAATTAAGTTCTACACGGTATCTGGGCGCGTCAATCCTTCAAATAGTATTGAAAAAAATACAATGACCAATGCGCAATTAAAGGATAATTTATTAAAACTTTTTTAGAAAATTAGATGCCAAATATATACGATACAGAAGAAGTAACGCTGGATGACATAATTTCTGGGGACGATCTTTTTATAGTAGACACAAGTGACACAACGATGTCTACTTCGGGGTCTAATAAGTTAGCGGAGTCAGATACCATTTCTGGGTCTTCTGTTGCGGCGATCGTAAGTGTATCAAATTTTCATATGACTTCCGCTTATGAGACAGGTAGTGTTTATATTCAATTTTACGACGAATCCAATTTTGAACGAGCCGAAATAAGAGACGAGGTAGGCAATACTCTTATAGATCCTGAACCGCCTTATAGTATTTCAGAAAGAACAAGAAACCTAGTTAGTGAAAATATAGATAATCTTAATCTCACTTACATAACAATAAGAAATCAGGATACGGCACTTAATTCGCTTCAAAGATTCATAGACCCCAAACACTTTGAATTTGATTCTTTGATACAGCCTATATCTCTTATTTTTTCAAACCTGTCTTCGTTACACGCTCACTTAACCACTCTTTACCGTAAAGACGACAATCCCTTTGCTATCGATGGTCTTAGTCTTAGCGAAGCATCTGCCGCCGCGATAAACGATATAAACAGTGTTTTTAATAGGTCGTTATCTGATAGTAGCTCCAACGGTCTTTTTGACCGTTTCGGTCCTTTTGATCTTGGGTCGTTAATTAGAATTGGTGAGTTTAACGACAACCAGGTAGGGCCAGCTGTGATCATTGATGAGTTTCCCGATCAAGTTCAGGCTATATATAATACAAACTATTTAATAGATACACGTTATAATTTTTTAGTAGATTGCATTAAAAAATCGGGACCAGATATAGGAACTGACGAGGTTAGGATATCAAACTCTGATGTTAATTATCACGTAGCTAAAGAAATAAAAGGAGACGCCTCAAACACCCTAATGAAGAATGGTAATATTTTTACTCAAACCACATTTATTAATAGAATAATGATGGATATTGGTAAAACTTCAGGGGCGGATCGCACAAACGCTTCCAATAATTATTTAAAAATAGCCGCCGTAGACATTGCTTTTGAAAAATCAAGCATAGATTACAACAATTTTAAATCTTCATACTTGGAAAACGATATTGTCGTTTCTACGTTGTCGGAATCTAACCCTTTTGATGAAGTTGTTAGTTTTTATTCTACTTCTTTCGATGCATATTCGACAATAACATACAAATCATATACTTCACAAAGATCTTTGATTGCTGATCATTTTTCTGAAACCCAACTAAATCAAAAATACCACTACGAAACAGCAAACAATGAAAGAATGGCTTATCTATCAGAAGATGGTAGATTTGAATTTGTGTATGCTACCACTGGAGGATCTAACCCAACAGTCCAAAGTATAACAGAGACTTTAGAATATGACGAAGATTTAACATTTAGCTTGGGTCACTACGAGCTCACCCTTTCAGGTCTAGATTATGGTATTGTTTATGGAATAGAATTTGACAATATAACCACCCCGTTCGACAATGTTAGAAAAATTTATAAAGTTGCAAACGAACCCGATGAAAACTTAGCTATTGAATTATTTTATGACACAGTTACAGATATACCTGAAAAATATGAATTTACTTTGTTAAACGAGGGAATCAACCAATCAGCGACATTAAGACTACAAACGACAGATTGGATTCAAAATACAGGTGGATTAACTAATCCTCCTTTTTCTTTCAGTAATATAAAATCTTTAAGAGCGCAAAGATATTTAAATGATGACGAAAACTTGAATTGGGTTTTAAGAAGTACAGATGTAAGAACAAATTTTCAAGCTAGCATGTCTTCCTCTATAACGAATCCTGGCGGCGGTTATAGACTTAATCTTGCGATAGATGATACCGAAAATTTAATTTTTGATATAGAGGCGGTTAGATCACTGGGTGATGATTGGGAACTTTTTGAAGCTTCTGTGGTTGGATCTTCAGAAACCATAACGCGCAGTTATCTCTTATCTGAGTTGGAAGGGTATCAGTTTTTTAGAATAAATACTTATTTTGCCGCTAACAAAAACAGATATTATTACCCAACAGAGGAACAAGGGGTTAATCCTATAGGTCTTGAAAGTGGGTGGGTAAACATTGATTCGTCGGCTCAAGAAAACGTTATAATAAAGCAATTAAACGGTGGGGCTTACTTAAAAAGTACAACCAAGAGTGGTTTATTTTTGGATTTCGAATTTGGTAATTTAGTTTCTGGCTCAACTTATTATGAATATATACCAGAGTATGTAAATTTTGAGGGCGATTCTAATACTTATTTACCGAAATTAGATTCAAATTTACAAACAAGCTTCGAAAGGTTCGGAAATGTTGATAATTTGGCAACTATACAGGCAACTGGCGAAACATACAATATTCTGACAACTTATGATATAAGCGGAGGATTTGGTGATGTTGATCTAACTACAGGTGTAACAACCACTTTAGAATTAACAGGTGACGCTATAAATTTCCAATCTTCAGGTATAAATATCTACATACCATCTGGCACAACTCTAACATAAAAATGAGCGAAGTAAACATAACCAAAAAAATATTAACCAGCGCGCAAAAACAATTACTAGTCGATATGGGTGTGGCGCACGCCGATCTTATCAACGATGAATATTACGAGCTGACACCTCATGAGGCTACGCTTTCTAACCCAATAACGATTGAGATGCCTAACGCGGAGAAGATTTTTAAGTTTCCAGATTTTAATAACTTGTCAGCCAGAAATGTAGAGATAGGTACTTCTACTGTCCCTGTAGTATCAAACACTTTTAGTAATTTGGTAGAGCTTCCTGCTTACAATGTTTATGGCAACTCAGAAAACTTTTCTGATAACCCTAATTATCTTCGCGGTGGTATTCTTACTATAAATAGTGAGCGCCCCATAATAAATGGCGGAGACCCGAATATGCACGCTTTAGCTGGAGCGTTTGCTTACGTTAAAAATATAATAAGCCCAGCTATACAATCAACTCCATTTGCAAGCAATTTATTCGGACAAAGCGTAACGCTCTCTCTAGGGCAAGGCGGTACCGACACGGTTCCTTGGCAGTTGACTCTGCTTACACCTCTAAACTCCCCAATCACGTACAATTGGCCTGATTCCTTTGGAGAATTAAATATGTATTTTTCCGTGAGCTCTGCGGCGTGGCAAAATCAACTAGGAAATACAAATCATCTAAGAAATTTTATGTATAAGGCTGTATTTAATACTCTTGGGTATGATGCGTATACGGGAGGCATTCTCAAAACATATAGATACGGCGCAAATTTCTCCCAAGGCAATCAAGTAACGTTTGCAAATGGCGCTGGGACAAGAAATTTTTGTACAAACTCTGCGGTTAAGAGTAAATACCAGAGTTTTTGTGGAATTGATGACGTGGTCGGCGCTCCGATGTCCAGGGGTAGAGATTGGTATTTTGCGGGCGGATACAACGCTGAAAATGTAACATGTTTTGATTTTTACTTCGTTCAAGAAATTGTCGGCGGACCACTAAACCAACCAGTTCCTCATCCAGCCCTGCACAGAGAAGTGCTTTCTTATAACGAATCAAATACTAAAGAAAACTTCTACCGAAGACAGAATATGACACAAGAGGGTTATCAAGCTCCAGGATATATTGTGACTAAAGAAGCGATGGCGATGATCGGTGTTGGGTTTAATGATGGAACGCTTAGTAATGGCCTTGATGATGTACGCATTTCCCACTATCACCCTGGTACCGACACCGTAGAAGAACTTAATTTAGAGTCAGATATCGATAACGATGTTGTTGAAATAAGAACATTCACTAAGGAAAAATATCTCATTCAACCCGCAGGCTCAACCGACTCAGTTGAAAAACATATATTATGTCATCCAAACATGAAACTACCTCACTCACAAGGATACGACATGTCTGTTAAGCAGGCATTGAGATATTTCGGCTTTGTCCCTTATGGAGACTTAAACAACATTGGCGTGGGTCAAAGTGTTTTGGAAGGTAAAAGAGCTGTTGTTGTGGAAGACGGGGAGGTTCAGGATTACGTAGCAAGCTGGAATGAAGCTGGCGGACGTACTAATTATAACTTCTATGTGAGTGCTAATAGAGCATTTGATCATCAAGACTTAGGCTTACGTGCACAAAAATATCAAGACGCTTTAGCTAAAAACTTCAACGCGGAAGCTGTTTGGGTTGATTTCTGTGTAGGAAGCAATCCTGTTGACTCAACAATAGAACAAGACACAAGCAGAGACGGTATCTCTGAACATCAGAGATATATACTGGTACGCAAAGAACGAGGTTAAAAACAAACTATAATATAATGAGTAATTATCAAACCGAGCAAATAATTTTTAAGATACCCAAGGGGGATTACCCTGGTATGGGATTCGTCGTACCAATAAAATCCAAGCACCGTGCTTCCTGGATACGGATAAGATATATTACTGGAGGGGGTGGCGTTTACGACGTATACAACACGGTGCGTGTTATAGGGGGATCTGTTAATGTGGAAAGAAAAGATCTTATTCCAAATCTTGGTTTGGGTAGCCCACATAATGATAATTTTGATCCAGTAGAACTTGACCAGCCAGCAGACGATTGGGAAGTCATTTTTGAGGCTACCCCGTTTGAACTAGAAATAGAAAGTTTTGGTAATTTAAAATTATATTTTCCCAACAACACAAAAAGACTCAGGCCCTTGGTAAGGCAGATAGTGGCAGAGTTTTGGGATGGTATTGGCGCTCTTATACCTAGAGAACATAGGATTTATTTTATTGATACGGTCGAGACTGCTGAAAATTTCGATCCAGGAATTAGTAAATTGCACCCAGGGGATTTTTCGGACGATGTTAAAAAGCTTGAATCTGGAGGCAGTGACGGCTTTGTGCTAACCGATGACATTCGGATAACTGTCGAAGCAATAGAGAACTACTTTGCAGAACCAGATTTAGAGCAAATCGTGCCGCGACATATATATACCTCGGATTATGGGATTGTAACTACTATTTCGTCCATACCAGATGTTAGTTTTGCCTTCATAAAGGAAGATCGCCCCGATGCTATTTACCATGAATTACTTCATGCGTTGCATTGTGATCCTACATCCAAAGGGCGAAGTCTTTGGGGTTCTGATGATATTGATTCTAATAAATCAGGCAAGGGCCTGGAACAATATAAGAGTTGGGCGGGAAACCCTGGATTAACATCAATAGCAGCACATGGTCCCCACTATTTGCCCGCAGGTCGAAGACAACCCGCTGGAGCGTGTCCTTTTGTATTTATTGATGGAATTCCTCATCCGCTTCCATATGGGTCATTATCTTATGCTATTGGTATTGTGCATTCGAGTGTGGAGGCCGCCGTGTTAGAGGAGCAAGGAGCAAGACTGGGCAACGGTAGGCTTGAACAGTTTGCGCCAGAAGCGGGCAAATATTTTGAAAACTGGCTATGCAATAATCTTTTTTATGAATTTTCAAAAGATTATTGGAAGACGATCCTACCTGAGCGCCTGGTAACAAGAGACACCAAACAAGAGTTTGCCAAAGCAAAACAAACAAAGTCTTATTTTTTATCTAGACTAATGCAATGGGGGTTTTTCGAGAAAGTTCAAAGAATATATGACAACGATACCCCTGCGCCATTGCCTATTCCAAGCTCGGTTGGGAGTCTTTACTCAGCTTTTGAGTCGTTTTATAGAGAAGAATACGATTTACCATATTCAGACAAAAATTCTTTAGAACAAACACTAGGCGATGTGATACTATTCAGGGGTGATTCCCTTGACCCTTCTGTTTCCGATAATTCCGCGACAAATGATGGCGCGTCAGAAACAAGCAATTATTTCGGTCATAACTCAAAAACAGTATTGGAATATGCTGGATTTCGTACTGTAAAAGATATTGTAACTGTCATGAATGGAGAGATTTTGAAAAAGGTGGAGTCGCGCGATCGCATTCCATATCTTAAAAGCGCTGAGCATAGAAAAGAAAGCCTTATAGTTTCAGAATTAAAATGCGAAGATTATGACGCTTTATACGGAAATACAAAGGATGATATTATTAGATCTTATTTCGGCGGCAGAAAAAGGCGTCAAAAAATTGAGGTGACAGACGATGACCCATTTTCGCCTCCTGGTAGTTCTTCCTGCGAAGATTACTATATAATTATAGACGACAAACCAAACGAAACATTTGCAAGTTACACATTTACAAGCAAATTTGATAACAGCCAAGCACCTATAGTAATCATATAAATTTAAAAAATGAGTAACGACTATCTAACAGATGACGAAGGGTTGATATTAAGCGAAGATGGCAGTGAAATATTCTTTGGTTTAACCTCTCCGCCCTCACAAGGAAACTACCTAACAGATGACGAAGGTCTCTTTTTAAACGAAGATGGTAGTGAAATATTCTTTGGTTTAGGTCTACCCTCTAATAGTGAAAGTTTGCATTTTATTAGGAATGAAATACATTCGTGTGAAAATATCACGCAACTTAACTCTGGAAATTTTGTAGAGAGAATATTTGATTTTTCGTCAGTTTATACAACAGGTAATTCTCAAAATTATCACATGTATATACATGCAATGCAAGAGTACAACAGAAAGCTTGATAATTTCGGTGGAGAAATAACAGGGCCAGTTGACGCTGGTTTTAGACCTATAGATTTTTTAGCCTTCTTCGGTGATATACCAACTTCTGGACTTGTTGATTTCTTGCAGTCACAAGATAACAATTTGATCCTACAACAAAATTCATTCAAACTAATACTAGAGCAAGACATTTAGTGTAATATATATTATGCCAGAAGCAGAAAAATTTAAAACATTAGGGGTAGGTAACGGATTTCCGTATTGCTTAGAAAAAGTAGACTTAACTATAAGCGACGAAGGTAGGCCTTACGACTATTGGACTACACTCGGAGGGACCAAGAAAGGCAGCTCGCCAACTGATTCGGAAATTGCATTGTCGTTAACTAATGCCGTAAAGCTGCACTGGAATTTCAATGGGGTTACTGGCTCATATAATGCGGGCAGTGCCACGATCATTTTAAATATAGATGACCCAGTAGACCCGCCGTATATTGAATTAACTCCTATTGATCTAGGTCAGCCAAAAGACAGGATTACAAAATGGAGCGCAGCTCAAGGAGCCGCTGAGATTAACCGAACACATGCGGAAATAGAGATTGTAAAAATGTATAATGGCGTTACAACCGATGAAGCAAATTTTGTTGGGTACGGGATTAAAGGTTCGATTGGCTTCGAAGCCGATACTCCTTTTATTCCAAGCATGTATTTAAGATCATTCGGCAATGATCCATCACTTGATCCTGATCCCGATTACGACGCCGCTGTTGAATATACCACCGACTTTGCTGGAATACCTTTTTATATAAGTGGCGAATTACTCGGCTTTGGGGATTGGACCGTCTCCATAGATGGTTTAAATGTGACATTTTCTGCTGAACCAGAATACTGGACCGACGTACTCACACTATCTCAGCCTGATTTCTACACTTACCCAGAATAAAAAAGCCCCGAAAATCCTTTAAGAAATTCGGGGCAAAGTTTTGAACGACCGTATAATTAGCATCCACGCGATTAAGCGATGGGGCGATATGTGTTACACTTATTTTTTTAAAAAAGGAAAAAGAAAAATTAAAAAGTGTAAAGTAATTTATGGCGCTAGAAGGATCTCACGAAGAACATATAATAATTAACGGAACTTTATTGCAGGGGGTCCAAAATGTTTCATTCCAACAAAACGTGAGCGAATCTGCTGTTTCTATGCTCGGCAATGATTTTGCGGGTAAAACATTAGATGGGCCAACTCAAGTTACAGCTTCGATTGATAAATTTCTTTTGAACAGTGATTTTGTTACACAATTAACAGGATTAACCGATATTTCGGGTCAATTCGAATATGGAGACAATCTTGTTGATTTTTCTCAAGCAGTTTTAAATAGTTATGCCGTTTCATCTTCGGTGGGACAATTGCCTCAAATTTCCTTTGATTTATCTATTTACGGCAGCCTGAGCGGTAGCAGCGCCCCAATTAGATCGTCTTCGTTAAATGAGGATAATATTCAAAACGTACCCGAATCGGGGTTGATTGTTACATTTGACAAAGGCGGACCCAACGCTGTGCAGTCGTTTAATTTTTCTGAAACATTTGACGTTCAACCTATTTATGGGTTAGGACAAGAAACACCAGCGCATCTTTCTATAATAGGCCCAATTACTCAAGAAGTTCAAATAACCATAGAAGTTCAAAACTATGAGCCAGAAGAAACATTTTCATTTCTGAGTGGTTCAAAAGATAGAAACAGAACAATCGAATTAAAAATAAGCGGAGACAGCGGTGTATTAAATACATTTTCCCTAGAGAACGGTTGTTTGGCGAGCGAGAGTATGAGCGCTGGAGTCAGCGACACCATTATTGCCGAATTAACGTATAAAGGCTATAAAAAAGTGTAATAATACTTATGGCATATATATCATATAAGGACGTACCGTTGTATTTTGGGCAACCAAATAGTAATACTTTACCGACAACAGCTGACGGAGGAAACCTAGGGGTATTTTGCCAGCAGGTGCAACTGAACTACACCCCAAACATTTCTCCAGTTAGGCTTTTAGGGAAAACCCCGACAAGAGATAATTTTAATCTTGCTGGGCCACCAAATTCTTCCCTTTCTTTTTCTTGTTATGTGAGTAACGCAGAGTTCGATCCAACTGATTTTACTGGGGATGTGGGCGACTTAGGAGCCACATTTAGGCTTGGCGACGATACTGATGGTATATCTGGGAGCGGTGCTTTTTTGACTTCTTTTTCCTACACCCTCTCTCCTTACGCCCCAGTTCTGGTTCAGTGCGACTTCGCTATTTACAACCCTTTGACAATAGAAAATGCGGGTGGAAAAATTGCAGGCGAGACAACTGCTGGAGTCATTGATGATTTGAATTTTGCTAACTATGGTCACGGAGCTTATTCTTCTTTTGGAGGAACCCCATTGAGTGATCTTTCTGTGTTTGAGTCTATTCAATACCAATTTAACGCAAACCGTTTTCCAGTTTATGAAATTGGTGGATATAACCCAGGCGTTGTCGAGTTAATAACCGCAGAACAAAATGTACAAATTCAAGGCGATAATATTCAAGCCTTAGTGCCGTTAACTGGATCAAATCCTGGAAATATAACTATAGATATAAAAAATTCTTCTACTACAACATTGTTTTCCACTCCTATTAATGGCAGAATTACGGCAGAGAATATTTCTATTGCTGGTGGGGATTTAGCTAGAGGATCTTTAACTATTACAGAATTACTTAAATAATTTAGTGTAACAGTCAGTGAATGCCTAATTTAGAATTCAAACAACTGAGTCATAAGATAAGATTCAAGGAACGTAAATTTAAATTTACCCAAAATCAAGTTGATTTTTTAAAAACAGCGTTAAGCGAAGAAACTAAGTTAATGTTTCTAGCTGGACCAGCTGGCACTGCAAAGACCTACATGGCCGTATATTCAGCCTTGCAGGTATTAATGGATGCCGACCTCGAAAAGGATATCCTGTATATCAGAAGCATAGCCGAAAGTTCTGAAAAGAGCCTTGGCTCTCTTCCTGGCTCTATTGATGATAAGTTTTCGGTATTTGCTGGCCCATTTTATGATAAGCTGGAGGAAATGATGCATTCATCAGATGTAAAGATTTTGAAAGAAAAGAATCTGTTAAATTGCATTCCAGTAAATTTTGTTAGAGGGTCTAATTGGAATGATGCAGTTGTTATTATTGATGAAGCTCAAAATTTTTCTCGCAGCGAATTAATGACAGTGCTCACTAGAATTGGAGAAGATTCCAAAATTATTATTTGCGGCGATATGATGCAAAGCGATATTCGTAATAGTGGTTTTTCTAATATCTTTGATGCTTTTGATGATCAAGAATCCAAAGACAAAGGAATTCACTGCACAAGATTTGGTGTAGAGGATATCAAAAGAAGTGAAATATTAAAATTCATAGTTTCTAAGCTCGAAAAAAATAAATTTTAAAAAATAATATCTTATTGTATAATAGGATATGACTAAATTTTGTTTTGATTGTGGAAATAAACTAGAATACAAATTCAACCCTCCTAACTTTTGCCCCAGCTGTGGGGCCGCTATATCGGGTGAAAAAAAAGCTAAAGCTAAAACCGTTACTAAAAATGTAACGGCAAAATCTGTGGAAGACGCAGACGGTTATACTAATGCTGATTTTATTCCTAATATCTCCAAGCTAGAATATGAGATTGAAGATTTTGGCGGAAGCGTACAACAAACAATAGGCTCTATTGGAGGCAATCAAGCGCCCAAGAGACGCCAGAGGAATGTAAAAGATATAAGTGATTTATAATGCATTCTTTTGAAGATAAAATAAAAGAGGTAGAAACTGCATTAGAAAGAAAAAGATCAAAGTGGGATTTAGATGCTGTAGCTTCGATAGATTATGATGATATAAAACAAATCATTATGACCCACATATATAAAAAATGGCATTTGTGGGACCAGTCTAAATCCGTAGAACCTTGGTTAAACAGAGTTGTATCTAATCAATTCAAAAACTTATTGCGAAATCATTATGGAAATTTCGTGCGCCCATGCTTAAGATGTAAATTTAACAACGGTGGTGATGGATGCTCAAAAACAAAAAGTGGTATTCAGGAAGGCAGTTGTGCAGAATACAGACAATGGGAATTAAAGAAAAAGTCAGCCTACGATATTAAGCTCGCTGTTACAATGGAAAACCATTCTTATGAACTGAAATCTAAGCAAGACAACTTTGTAGATTTAGAGCAGGCTACAAAAAATCTAACCAACGCTATGAGACCCCATTTGAATGATAGACTTTTTGGGGCTTTTAAAATGTTGTTTGTTGAAAACAAAAGTGATGAAGAGGTAGCTAAGTATTTGGGTTTTAAAACAAACGAGAAAAAAAGATCGGCTGGCTACAAGCAGATCAAAAATCTTAAAAAAATATTTCACGTTAAGGCTAAGCAAATTTTAGAAGAAAGGGATATATTATGATAAATTTATCCGAGGAGCAAAAAGATTTAATATTAAAAAGTTTTAGGTCTGATCCCAATATCATCAATATCACGAGAATTGTATTTGAAGATGATAAGCTCGATGGGCGATCCAAAGAAGGCCGTATGGTCACAAAGTTTCTAGCAAAAAACGGTTACAAAGCAAAAACGACAAAGCACAATAAGGCGGAAGAAATAAATCTTACGGAAGAACAATTATCTGAAATAGAAGAACTCAAGATGGACGGCATGAATACGTCCGAAATAGCTGATATAATATTCAATAGAACAACCAAGAGACTATCTAAAGAGTGGCGTGTTATTAACGAGCTGGTTAACCAAGAAAGAGAAGAGGAAAAGGAAAAAGGACAAGATTCTTCTGGAAACTATATCGCGCCGCAAGCCATCTCCAGATTAATTAAAAAGATTAATGACTCAACTGGTGTCGGACTGGAAGAGGGAAAGCTATCTAGGACAGCGCGCACTTGTTGCGATAAACTGCGGATAAATCTTAGTAACTCTAGATTTGTCGCTATTGTTAATAATTATATCAGCCCCAGAGACAAAGAGTTATTCGAGCAAGAATTTATACGACTTACTTGGGACAAGCCAGACCTAACTGCTGACGAACTTAATTTATATATGAATGTGGGCAAGGAAATTATTAACTTAGAGTTAATTACTGGCCATTTGCAAAAATTAAACGAGATGTTTGAGGATGCTGGTCACCAAGATGAAATGACCGTCCGTTTAGCGGAAATTATCAAAGCCAAAAGCTCTGAATACCATCAATGCGAGACCCGTATAGAAAATCTAACAAAGAAGCTGCAGGGTGACCGTGGTACGCGTTTAGCGAACCAACAAAAGGACACAGCATCATTTTTATCTATTGTCCAATTATTTCAAGAAGAAGAGGAAAGAAAAAATATGGTCAAGATAGCGGAAATGCAAAAACAAGTAATAAAAAAGGAAGCCCAGCGTCTAGAGGGGATGTCTGCTTGGAAGGCGAGAGTGCTGGGGATTGGTATTGAAGATGTCTTATAAATGCAAAGAGTGCGGGTCAGAATTTACTTCCGAAAAATCCCTACATGGTCATCTTAAAGCTCATAAAATTTATGTGGCAGATTACTATGTAAAACACTACCCGCGTTTCAACAAACTTAATGGTAACCCTCTCCCGTTTAAAAAGAAGGAGGAGTATTTTGAGAATGACTTTATTAATAGATCTCAATTAGTTGCTTGGTGCAAAAAATCCGATCCCGCTGAGGTTAAAGAATATATAATTGAATTAGCTAAAAGAAGAATCAAACAAAAGAATTATAAAAATGCGCCGTTCCACCTTGAACTTTTAAAAAGACAATTGCCAGACTTAGATGTTTTTAAAGAGAATTTTGGCACATATACAAAAGCTTGCCACGCAATGGGAGCTGAGCCAATATTTTATAAAGGTATACCTAAAGAGTTTAAGGAAGATGTCGATGTCGAAGTATTAATCGATACTAGAGAGCAGCAGCCATTAGAATTTCCCAAATCCCAAATTTTAAAATTAGATTTTGGAGATTACACATTAGGCGGTAAGGATTTTTCTAATACATTTGTAGATAGAAAGAGTTCTGGCGATTTTTTATCTACCTTTGGGGGGCAGGTTGATAGGTTTAGAAAAGAAATGAAAAGATGCGTAGAGCTTGATAGTTATATGTATATAGTTATAGAAAAACCAATAAAAACAATTGAAAAGGAAGCTATTTTTACAAAAGGTAGAAGAGCGCCGAAACTGAGTTGGGTGTTCTCTAATATGATTTCAATACAACACGAGTTCGCTGGTAATTGTCAATTTATTTTTACTGACAACAGAACACATAGCGAAGAAATTATTCCCAAGCTTTTGTATTTAGGCGACAAACTTTGGAATGTAGATATACAATATTTTTTAGATAAGGAGCAAATATGAGTTGGGATACAGGAAATCAAAAACCCCTAGATAGAGAAGATATCAATAAACAAATCTTAGATATCGATGGCTACCTTGAAGATAATAAAGCTAAGTATTATTTATATAAATTCTTAAAGGAAAATGTAACATTTACAACAGAACTATTGACTGGAGTTGAGTTGTTTCCTTTTCAACACATGGCTGTAAAGGCTATGATGGAGAATGATTACTTTCTAGGTATATGGTCCCGAGGTATGTCCAAATCCTTCTCTACAGGTATTTTCGCTTTACTGGACGCTATGATAAACCAAGGAGTTCACATAGGTATTATTTCAAAATCTTTTCGACAATCAAAAATGATATTTCGCAAGATTGAAGATATATCTTTGGACAAAAAAGCAGAGTTATTTAGGCAGTGTATTGGTAAGGTTAGTAAATCAAATGATGAGTGGTCTATGCAGATAGGCAAAAGCAGAATTACAGCTTTACCACTTGGAGATGGTGAAAAACTTCGTGGTTTCCGTTTTCAAAGAATTATTGTAGACGAACTTTTGCTTATGCCAGAAAAGGTTTTGAATGAAGTCATTATGCCTTTCTTGGCTGTTGTAGAAAACCCACAAGAAAGACAAAAAATTAGCGACGCAGAAGACGCTATGATTGCCGCTGGTAAAATGACAGAGGAAGAGCGTACAGAGTGGCCTTCTAATAAAATGATAGGTCTTTCGTCAGCATCCTACAAGTTTGAATATTTATATAAAATGTATCAGGCTTATGAAAATATGATCTTTAATCCTGGTGCCAAAAACCAAGGCAGAAGATGTATTATGCAGTTTAGCTATGATTGCGCTCCCAAAGCTTTATATGATGAAAATCTTATAAGCCAAGCAAGAGGTACTATGAGTCAATCTCAAATTGATCGAGAATTTAATGCTCAATTCACAGATGACAGCGCTGGTTATTTCAAGATAAGCAAGATGGCTGAATGTACTATTGAAGATGGGGAATCACCAGCGGTTGAGGTTGCAGGGGAAGCGGGCGCTGAATACATACTAGCATTTGACCCATCATGGTCCGAATCTGAAGCTTCTGATGATTTTGCTATGCAGGTTATTAAGTTAATGCCAGAAGAAAAAAAAGGTGTTGTTGTGCATAGTTATGCTCTACCTGGCACAAACCTAAAAAAGCACATGACTTACTTTAAGTATATTATTGACCACTTTAACATAATTATGGTTGTGGGTGACTATAATGGTGGTGTTCAATTTATGAACTCTTGCAACGAAAGTGATTTATTTAAGAAAGATAAATTAGAGATAGGTATGTTCGATGCTGGTTTAGATAACCCACATGATTATGTAAAAGATCTAAAAGAAGCGAGGAGGGGTTACAACGTCTCAAATAAAACTATCTGTTACTTACGGAAACCAACTTCTGTTTGGATTAGAAATGGTAACGAAATGTTGCAGACTGCTTTTGACAGAAAAAGACTTTATTTTGCAGCGACAGCTATGGATGACAATTATTCGATGCAGAGAGCTAAAAAAATACCAATAAAAGATTTGAAATTTTCTAAATACGAAGACGAAAAGAATGCTGGCGCAAAAATGATTGAATTTATAGAACACCAGAAAGACATGATTGATTTAACAAAGGCTGAATGTGCTTTGATTCAAGTTTCTAGTTCTAATGGTGGTACTCAAAGTTTTGATTTACCCAGTAACCTAAAAAGACAGAAGGGAGTGGATAGGCCAAGAAAGGATTCCTATTCCGCTCTGGTACTAGGCAACTGGGGAATGAATATTTATTATGACATGATGGATGTACCAGAAGAAAGTAATCAAGGCTTTACGCCTATGTTTATTTAAAAAAGTTAAAAAAGTAACTTTTAAATTGTGTAAAGTAACTTATAATACATTATGCCTAAAAGAAAATACACAAAAAAGTCCGAGTATTGGAATAATTTTAAAAGGGTTGCCCCAGAAGCTCAAAAACCTCAAGAAGTTGTCGAACCTATGACAGCGGGCGCGGCATATCATGTTTCCCAGGGGTCGTACAGTCGATCTGGTTCTGTGAGTAACCTCTCATCGTCTTCCACAAGCACAAGAATAAATAGATCTTCTGTTACGGCCCCTATTAACAAGTTTAGTCAAATTAGAGCTGGAATGTTGCCTTATGAAATGGCTTCTGATGGGGTCAATGTAAGAGACGCTATCGAACTTTGCCAAAAGGCTTACGCTAATGTGCCTATTTTTAGAAATACTATAGACATGATGTCAGAGTTTGCTAATTCAGAACTTTATTTAGAGGGCGGCAATTCAACTTCTAGAAAATTTTTCGAAAAGCTTCTTGATAGGATTAAAATTTGGGATCTTAAAGATCAGTACTTTAGAGAGTATTATAGAAGTGGAAATATTTTCCTATACAGAGTAGACGGCAAATTCAGTATAGAAGATTATAAAAAGTTTTCCCAAACGGTTTCGGATGGACCTTCTTTGAATAAGTTTCCATTGAAATATGTTGTTTTAAATCCTTTTGAAATAGTAGCTAAACGTAGCACTGTATTTAACACAAAAGATGGAGGTTACGCAAAAATACTTTCTGAGTTCGACATAGAAAGATTAGCTAGTCCTAAAAACGATTATGATAAGGCTGTGTTTGACGCCTTGGACCCAGAAGTTAAAAAACAAATCAAGGACGGTGCTTATTTTAAAGACGGACTTCAAATAAATTTAAAAAACGAAAAAATGTCGTATAGTTTTTATAAAAAACAAGATTACGAGCCATTCGCTATCCCGTTCGGTTACCCAGTTCTTGAAGACATTAATGCGAAGATGGAAATGAAGAAGATGGACCAAGCTATCATGAGGACAGTTGAGAACGTAATTCTTATGATCACAATGGGAGCGGAGCCAGACAAAGGAGGTATTAATCCCAACAATGTAAAAGCTATGCAAACCCTTTTCCAAAACGAATCTGTTGGCCGTGTTCTAGTTTCCGACTACACAACAAAAGCAGATTTTGTTATTCCAGATATCAATAAAGTAGTCGGCCCTGGTAAGTATGAAGTTATTAACCAAGACATCAAAGACGGTCTACAGAATATAGCACTGAATGATGATAAGTATAATGGCGCTGAAATGAAAACTCGCGTATTTTTGGATAGACTTAAGGAAGCTCGCGAGGCGTTTATCCAAGACTTTTTGCAGCCAGAAATTCGCAGAATTGCTTTAGACTTAGGTTTTAGATCCTACCCGACTGTTAAGTTTAAAGATATTGATTTACGCGACGAAACTCAATTGATGAGAGTCGCTACAAGACTTATGGAGCTTGGTCTTATTACCGCAGAGCAAGGAATGGAACTTTTTCAAACTGGAAAATTTCCTTTGGCAGAAAACCTAGAAAAAGCTCAAGAAAAATTTGTAGAACAAAGAGAGAAAGGTTATTTCAACCCAATAGTTGGCGGAGTTCCTATGATTGACCCAGAAACTGGCGAAGAAGAACCAGAAAAAACCGACAAACCAACAAAAGGTATGTCTGGTCGCCCAGAAGGTTCTAAGGATCAATTTTCTAGAGAAAGTATTCAAGGCACTATTTACGAAATAGAGGCATTGAATTCTATAGCTAAAGAAAAAATGCTAGAAAAACTAAACATAGAGTCTCTCAACGAAAACCAAGAAAAAATGATAAGCCAATTATGTGAATCCGTTATCTGTGCGTCAGAAAAAGAAAGTTGGACAGAAATCGTTACTTCTTGTGTAAACGATTTTAGTGAAATCGAAAAACTAGGTTCGCTGGAAGGTGTTCTTAGTATTTCAGAAGCACACAGATTAGAGATTTACCCTTCAGCAATTTTACACCATTCAAAATGAAAAAAATCAAAACCCCACTCGTAGCGGATATAAAACGCTCTAACGGAGATATAGAAATCTCGATTGCTAAAAAATATAGCGAAAAAGAAGAAGCTATGTACAAATCATACATGAGTGTTTGCGCTATGGATGATAAAGCTCTGATTGATACAGCAGAAATGGGAGACAAAGAAACCTACGCAGCCTGCTCAACGCAGTACGACAAAATGAGAGCTATGATGAATGAGGTCGGTGAGGGTGGATTAACAGAAAAACAAAAGCAACTCCCCGCAGCTTTACAAAAAGCAATTCTTGAAAAAATGAAAAAGGATGCATAAGTATACCACAACTTTCGAATTTGAGATTAAAGCCTGCGAAAATATAGCTGGCATCAATGTAAGCAAAGCTAATATTGAAAATTTAAGATCTTTAATACCCACTTCTGTAGATTTAGAAAAAAATATAGACTTAATGGGTGTGGCGTTTAATGCTGCTGTTGTAAACGAGTTTAATAAAAATGGAGACGGCATCGACACCAAAACCGCAATCGAATCTGTACAACAATTCATTCATAAGCCAACCAATATAGAACACAACAAGAAGAAAGTTGTGGGGCATATTGTTAATGCTGGATTCAGTGATTATTCAGATAGCACTGTTTTAATTAATGTAGACGAAAATGAAAAAGACCCATTTAATATTGCTCTTGGAGCAGTCGTTTACAAAACCGTTGATAGAGAGTTTTTTGATATGCTTGAAAATAGCACTAACCCGAAAAACAGCATGTACAATACAATTTCTGCAAGTTGGGAAATTGGGTTTAGTGAATACAGCATTGCTATCGGTAGTAAGAATTTAAAGGACGCCGAAATAATTTCCGATCCAGAAAAGGTAAGCGAAATGAAGGGCATGCTAAGAAGTTTCGGTGGTAAAGGAATGACTGAAGATGGTCGCCCAGTTTATCGCTTGATTACTGGTAATGTGTATCCACTTGGTATTGGTTTTACTATGAAGCCAGCCGCAAATGTAAAAGGTCTTATTAGCAACGAATATGAAAAAGACAATAATATGGAAGAGGACGAGGAAAGCGAAAAAGAAGAGTCTATGTCCAACTCCAATCAAAGACAGGCCAAGCATTTGCAAAAAATATCTGACAAAATTTCACAAAATTTAAAAAATACTGTAAACAATACTAAAATCATGGACTTAGAAACACTCTTATCAGAATTAAAGGACTCTCTCGCAGAAAAGAAATTTTCTGAAGAAGCAGTCGCTGGCATGACTTCGACTTTTGCCGAAGCCATTAAACAAAAAGATGACGAGTACCAAGCTTCCCTTGAGGCTGCGGAAAAAGAGAAGGCTGAAATCGCTGCTGCGAGAGAAGAGCTTCAAAATTCTGTAGAATCTATCAAAGAGGAACTTAAGGTAGCTCAAGAGCGCATTGGCGATTTTGAATCCGAGAAGAGAGCTGAAGAAGCTATCGCTCGTTTCAATACACGTATGGAAGAAATCGATTCTATTTATGATCTCGAAGAAAGCGATAGCGCTTTTATCGCTGAGAAGATTAAAGGTCTTGATGATGCAGAAGAATCTTTCGCATCTTTCAAAGATGAACTCGCTGTTTTTTGGGCTTCTAAAAATAAAGAAGCTAAAGCGAAGATCGAAGATGAAATCAAAGCTCGTGTTGAAGCAGAAATTGAAAAGCGTCTTACTACAGTAGAAGCTTCTGAAATCACTGAAGAGGTGGTTGCTGAAGAAGTTGATGTTGAGCAAGCTCTTGAAAATGCAGAAGCTACTGACACTGTTCTTCCTAACAATAACGAAGCTCAAGCTTCAAAAACAACTTTAAAGGAAAAGTTCGCTGCTGCGTTTAGCCGCGACAACATCCTTGGATAAAAAATATTTAAACTAAAAAAATTATGGCATTAAGATTACTCCCATTCAGACAATATAACGAGCATGACGTAGTAAATATGTTTGCTCTTAACTCCGCTTCGGCACTTGAGTCCACCACTGGTGATGGCGCAGGTTCCAATGGCGTTTTTGTTAAAGTAACAGACGGAAATCTCGACCAAGATACCATCACTTATGGTAGTGATTCTTATCTTGGTAAGACAGATTATCCTTTCGTTGGCGGCGACATGTACCCAACTAATCCTCTTGAAATCAGCCCAGCTGCTTCTGGTGAATTCCCTCTGGGACTCACTCTGAATCAAACCGCTAAGGCTGACGAAAATGGAGAAAAACTCATTTATAACACAACCAAGAAAGAGGAGCTTCAAGCTGTTCTTCCTGGGCAAAGTGTTCCAGTTGCAACTAAGGGTATTTTCACTCTTTCTGCAAATGCTATCGAAGGTGGAGCAGCATCTGTTTTCACTATTGGTGGCGGCTTCGAAGTTGCTGGTGATGGCACCGTCGGTCCTGCTACTGCGGGTGCTGCTGGTTCTCTCGGCACCATTCTTGGAACTGGCTCTCGCGCCTCACAAGGCGGTCTTACTGATCAATTCGCTGGTGACTATGTAGTCGTCAAGCTGGGTTAATAAAAAAAAGAATTTAACAATATGAAAATTACTTTAAAAAACACTCCCGAACAAGTCGAACTCGTAAAAGCAATGGCTTCTCGCAATCGCGATGTAGCCTATGAAGCACAAACTGCTCTTGCCGAATTCATTGGCCCTGTTCTCGCAGAAGTTATCAACAATGCTCCAGCATTGTCTAACCTCTTCACCACTCTTCAGTATAATGCTGATGACAATCCTTCGATTCCATTGGATCTGTATTTCGATATTTCTGACGAAGATTATGTTCAAGTATATAGCCAAAGCCGTGCTGGTGGCCTTCCTACTTCGGAAGTTCTCCCAACATCTGCTGAACTCAAGATCGCTACTTATAGCCTTGATTCCGCAGTAAGCTTTGATCGCCGTTATGCTGCTAAGAGCCGCATGGACGTTGTCGCTAAGACAATGACTCGCGTTGCTCAAGAGATTCTTCTCAAGCAAAACACAATCTCCGCTAACGTTATCATGAAAGCTCTTGCTGAAGCAAGCACAAATGGTCTTTCTCACGTTATCGCAGCTCAAACAGCAGATCGTTTCACCTTGGCTGACCTCAATGCTCTTTCGACTCGCTCGAAGAGAATTGTTACTTCCTTTGTTGGTGGTACTCCTGACGCTCGTCAAGGCCGTGGCATGACTGACATCATCGTTTCTCCTGAAATCGTTGAAGAGCTTCGTGCAATTGCTTACAATCCAATCAACACTAAAGCTGCTCCTGGTGCTGGTGCTAACTCTAACGTTCAAACTGCAGACGTTATTGCTGAAGAAGCATACCGTGCTGCTGGCGCTCCTGAGTTCTATGGCATCAATGTTATTGAGCTTAATGAGTTCGGTGATGGACAGAAGTTCAATACTATCTACGGCGCAGCCGCTGGTGGTGGTTTCACTCCTGCTTCGGATCAAATCGTTGTTGGTATCGACCGTAGCCGTGAGGCTCTTATCCGCCCTGTAGCTGTTGACAGCGAAAACGGTGGAGAGTTCAGCCTCATCGCTGATGATCAGTACAGCATCCGCCAAAACAAGATCGGTTACTTCGGTGGTCTTGAAGAAGGTCGTGTTGTTCTTGACAACCGCGCACTTGTTGGTGTGACTGTTTAATTCAGATTAAATACTTAAAACTAAGCCGTCCCATTTGGGGCGGCTTTTTTTTTGATTTATTGTTTTTTGAATTTATTATAATTTTATGGAAGATTTATCTAATCAAGTCAAAGGGGGAAAAGAAGTAACTAATAATGGTAGCGATGAAGCTGTAAATTTGGTTTCGGAGTCACGTATAGAAAATAAAAAAGATTTTGATGGAATCGCTAAAATTGCAAAAAAAATTGTTTCAACAGCAATCGAAAGCGATGAAATTATTAATGAGGAGATGCAAAAGGCTGATATTTTGCAAAATTTAAAGTATTCAGATGGAAAGAGTAGGGATGAAATTGATGAAATAGAAGCTAAGGAAAAATTAATGGGAGTAGACGTAATCTCTCCATTTGGAACTGGCAACCCTAAAGTTTTTAAAAGAAAACTAGAGTCAATGAGTCCCGTAGGAAAAGCTACTCTTGCAGAAAAAACAGCGACAAGGGTTTTTGCGGATCAGCAAACCCAAGATGAAGCCTTAATTAAAGCATTTCATGAATGGAGAGGTGGTAATTGGGGATCTACTGGTACCCATACAGATGTTAAGGCTAAGGTTCTAGCCTCTGACTCTATCGAAGATTTTGAAGAAAAAATAAAAAGAAAAACTCTTTCAGAACTTCAGGAAATGGCTATGAGGCTGGGATTTACACCTAGTTTTGATAGGGTGAGATTGGTTGCCGCATTGAAACAAGAGTATTTAAAACGTGGTTAATTTTTAGTGTAATACACTATATGGAAAACCAAGAAAAAAATACATTGGACGATCTGTTGTTCGCTAACGGCCTCGATAGTTCTGGGCAGGGTGAAATTTCTAAAACGAAAAAGACTAAGAAAAAACCCAAGAAAGTTGAACCAGTAGTGAATAAGTTTGATAAAAAGTCTTACTCTCTTCAGGATTTGGAGAACAAAAGTTCTGACCAGTTAGTAAAAATATGTGTAGAACTAAATATACCTTTTGTTGCTCGCCGTAGGGCTGCAATGATACAAAAAATATTAGAAAACAAATAAGATGGGCAACATTGGAGATTTAGCTAATTCAATTTATATAAATGAATTTGATTCTACTGGAGTTACGGTGGAATCAATTTCTGGGTGGCTAGATAACAATGTGGGCCTACTTAACAACGTTCTTTATACAAACTTCTGCAGTGTGAGCGGGGATATATCTGGTCTTCTTTTGGAAGAGAAAGCTGTGTACCAGCAGATGTATCTTTACCATTATTACACAAAACAAACCCGCAACACTGTTCGCGGGATAGCTAACGACACGAATGGCAACATTCTAAGCGTCAGAGATGGTGATAACGCCATTACGTTTGTGAATAAGAACGAAGTGTCCAAAGTATACAAAAGCCTCGCTCAGGACGCTTACAGCGAGATGCAGGGTTTAGTTGGTAATTATAATAACTATCAGTCTAGCCCGAGGCAAGTTGGCGGTATTGAAGCTTCGTAAAAGATAAATAATTTACCCCCAGAGTTTATCTCTGATAGCGTGATCTTGAAAAGGGTTGCGTTTTTTGTGCGGGCATAAAAAAACCCCCTCAAAATAGAGGGGGTTTAGTTTAAATATTAGAGGCTTCTTAGCGTTAGCTCCACCCCCAAAATTATTTTTATTATCTCTAGCTGAGGGTATTAATTACCAAGAACAGAGACAGCATTTGATCCAGAGAAGAATACATTATTATCTGTATCTGTCGGTCCGCCGATAGAAAGAGAGAAGGTAAGGTCAACAGTCTTATTAGGACCGATACTCGAACTAATCGATTGGCTATCGAGCTTAAGATTTGTCATCTTATAAACAGCTCTTGGTGTTTGATTAGTATCACTATCCTTGAATGTAATTTGCATATCATCAATGAATTGGTCATCATTAATGATGCCAGCTAAACTCATTTCTTCTGTTTCTGAAACAATAGCAGAAACAGATAAGGTTGGCGTGATTGGAAAATCAACAACACGAGCAAAAGAAAAGCGTGACCCAAGTCTATCAATCGGTGTTCTTGAAAGAGGGATGGACATCGAGACGCTTTGAACATGCGCTGAGCCAGCGCCATCCAAGCTGACGGCTGCGTCGCCATCTGCATTTGCAAAGGATAACGCGATATCTCCTGGGCGAAGAGCGGTAGGAACATTCGTGCCAGTGCCTTGAGCAGCAGCTGGGAAGGATATACCGCTATTTTGATTGGCGATAATTGTTCCAGCTTCTGGATCGATACCCACGCCAGAGATTCCAGAGAAACCAGAATCACTGCCGCTGATATCAGAGTTAGCGTTCATGTTTGTTCCTTCAAAAGAAACACTTACTGTTGGGATGCCGCCAACAGAAGCTTCGAGAGAGTAGTCTGTTAAGAATGCGTTACCTATGCCAATCGTGCTGTTTCCCTCACTAGTTTCAGAAAAATTTGCATCTACACCTTCTGGAGATGTTAGAATGTAAATGTTTTGACCACTTGTTGAGGAAATCTGACCAGAAATAAATCCCTGATCAAGAGTGGAGCTATTTTTAAAGTTGAGAGCTTGCTCATTGTAGCCATCACCCAGATAATAAGACATATCGAATGACACAGTGGGAGCCTCAAGAATAACAGCTTCGAGCCTAGCGAGCTGGCCGAATTGATTAATGTCTTGACGACTAATATTAAGTGAATAATTCGCGGATTGTACTCTGCGAAGTTGGGCGTGGTCGTTGCTTCCAGTAGAATTTACTGATTTGCTGACGTACAACGCGTCTGATTGATAAATAACTCTATTTTTGGCCATGATATTTTAGTATTGTTTACAGTTAAAAGTTTTAAATGTGAAATGTGAAATTAAGACCTGGGATATCTTAAAGTAGATACCTCAAAGTCTATGAACCCGACTTTTATATCTCCAGGGACAGATGATTGTGTTTTTTGTGAAAATTTAGAGACAACAACATCATCAATAAAGTAAGGGTTGCTTTGTAAATACAAGTTTCTTAATTCAACATAATTGTAAGATCCGTTTTTTACGTCGCCATACTCTGTTGAAGGGTGAGAGGAAAATGGTATTTTTGCAAAAGATTTTCTAGCACTATCTGCGAAAATAGATAAAGCTCCGTCTAGTTGATATTCATTTTCAGCTAGAATTACTGCTTTAATTGAATTGTTTGTTTTATCTTCGCCCCCAAAAGAAAACCCTTCGTTTCTCATGAATTCGCAATTTAAAAATATTGCTGGAGTCATCTGATCGTAAGGCTTTACACCACTGGGGTTCATTGAATATCTGCTATTTGATTGCAATTTATTTTCGAGAATTAAATCCTCTTCTGTTTCGTTTGTTAAATAAATATTGAAATCTTTTACGGCAAATGTCCCACTTAAAACCTCATCTGTGCCAAAAGCTCCGCCAGTTTCTATGATTCTTCCGTTTTCAAAATCAAAAATTATATTATCCGTTCTGTCGTAACCATTGAGGGATGTTGGGATAACTGGATTTGTGTCTCCAGATATCGAAGAATCGTTTACCCATTGTTTGTATGGACTAGCATAAGCTTTGTAGGAACTTGGAAGTCTTGAATCGTCGCCACAATAAAGCAAACCTGTTTGATTTGAATAAGCTTCTCCCTTTTGAAGAAGTTCGTGATCAAACCAAAGCATAAAGCTTGTCATTAATTCATGTTGGTATTGTGGCTTCATATTAAATATTTACACTATTACAGTTGTAAGTTCTCAAATTCTTTTTTATATTTATTAAGGAGGGCTGATATATACTGTGTGTTTTTGAATTTAGCCCCCTTTTTTCTGACCTGTCTTGGGGATTGTATACCAAGACCAGATCTACTATTGTCCCTTTCGACTCTTAAATAGTAACCTAAGCCAGATATTCCTGTTTCTATACCCTTAGCCCAACTTCTTCCTGGAGCCCAGGGCATTGGCGTTGCATCGAAAACATCCTTTGCGTTTGGGATATATATAGAAAACTCAATTGAATTGTTCATTATTTTGGCAAACTCAAAATTTGTTTGTTGCAAAATGTTTTCTATATCTTTCGTGGGGTCTTCTGACGATGAATTAAAACCTATAAATGAATATAAATTTGTTGCCCCACCAAGAGTTTCGCTGATGTTCTGAGAGTTTATTCCTTGTTTTATTTCAATAGTGACTGGGTGATTCAAAAAATCCGCAATCATTTTATTTTTAATCTTTTGGAATGCCGCCCTCCCTAGCTTTTGGACTTCAGACCTTACTATTTTTGGAGTCTGCCTTTTTAAACTAGCTATAATTTGTCGATCTAAGGCCATTATGTTATAGGCGCGTCTTCTAGACCCTCTATTGGTTTTAAATAAAAATGATAATATTGTGGTCCAAATATGCCAGTTGGGTTACCTTTCGTTGTTATCTCATATTTTCCACCCTCAAATTCGCACCTCTTTGCTTCTTTTAAAATATTAAAGCCAGCCGCATCTACGGTGATTCTAACTGATCCATCAATTAGATCTATATCAAGTTGACTTTTAATTTTACCGTCAGTTAGTGAGCTTTCGTTAGCATTTATATATTTTATTCTAGCTTTAATTATATTAGCGACCGAGCTTGTTGATGTGCTGGGTTCCCCAGAGTAAGTTCTACCATATATGCCGTTATATTCCTGGCTTGATGCTATTAAAGTTTTCACACCATCTTGGTAAACTGTTATATTTCTAGCAAACGTTTCGTGAATGTCGTCGATGATTAATTTAATCGTGTTTTTTTGGGACTGAGAAATTAAAGATATGGCCATATCTACTTTTACACAATTTTTGTGTAAAGAATATTAGGATTAAGGTATGGAAGCTCAGGATTTTTTAAATGACAGGTCGGATTATTATATTCGTTTTTTGTTCAAATCGTTTTTAAACATGATGGAGGATTTACAGTCCCATCATGAGGTTAATTTCACAAAGCTGTATGACAACATACCTAAAGAATACCACTCTTTAATTGAAATGTCTGATTATTTTGATGAAGATCACTTCTCAAACTACAGAAAAAAAGTTTTAGATCTTGGAAATTCCGTGTTGAGGGATTATAATAATGAAGTCGAAAATCTAACAGTCGAATTTAGATTTAAGAATTAAAATTATGAAAACAAAATATATTTATACATTTAAAGTAAATAAGACTGAGACAAAAAAAGTCGAAGTAGAGCGCCCGAACAAAGAAAGCGGAGAGATCGAAACTATTTTGCAAAACAAAACAGTAAAGACTCCAGTCGAATTTGTTATTAAAAAACCTGGTCGCAGGATTGTGGATGAAGCTGAGTCTCAATATGCTGTAGAACTTAGTAAAAATATTAAAAAAGGCATCGTAACAAAAGACATGCTTGTAAAAAAATATGCTGATACTGGAGGTAATTTGACTGAAGAAGAAACAAAGGATATGATAAGAAAGCTTCAAAGAAGCAATGAGATCGCTAATGAAATTCAACTGCTCACAGCCACAGACAAAGAAAAAAATAAAAAGAAAATAGAGGATCTTGAGGTTGAGGTTTTAGATATCCGAAGAAGCTTGATTGATGTAGAAATGACGGCTCAAGGTGTATACGAACACACCGCAGACGCTCGCGCAGAGAGATCTATGCTTGTGTGGTATACAGTGCAGTTGGGTAAAATCCTAGAAAACGGAGAAGAAAGAGAATTTTTTGATGGATTAATTTATGAGGATCAACTAAATGATTTGTACGAAAAAGACGAAAACGGCAAGAAGTTTGAAAAAGAAGCTTTGTCCGAAATGATGCTAGCTGTCTCTTATTGGTTTTACAACAACGATGCCGAGCAAGAAGATATTAAAGAATTCGTAAAGAATCAAAAAGGTGCATAATGATGAGCTAGCCGACATCATTGTCGAAATTTTCGATGGGGTCACTGTCTTGGATTCAAGCCTTGGCCCCATTTATGTTAAACATTTTCATCAACTTGATACCAGAAAACTTTTAGCAAAAAGAGATTACTATAAGTCTGAAGCTCAAAAAAGAGGGTTAATGTCAGAAGAAGAGTCTTTGAAGATGGCTATAGACGAAGGAATGTGGGATGAAGAATCAGAGAAAGAGGTAAGAGAGAAAAAGAAATTCATAGAAAATTTAGAAATTTCTTTATCTAAAATTGAGTTGCCTTCAAAAAAAGAAATTCACAAAAAACTAATAAACGCGGAAAAAGATAAATTAAATATTATATCTTTTGATAGGGAAAAATCAATAGGTTTTACAGCGGAAAAATACGCAGATAAAAAAGTAAATAAGGATTTTTTTGAAAAACTCCTGTTTTTAGATCCAGAGTTTAAAAAGTCACCATTTGAAGATTTAAATTATGAAGATGTTGCTGAGGCTACCGAACTCACCAATTTAGAAAATGTTTTCTTTAAGAGAATGTCGGATCAAAACATATCTAGCGCGGTCCTATCTTCATTTTTTAGCCCATACCTGCCTTTTGCTGAAGATGTTTTAGCTGTGTTTGGCGAACCCTTGAAAAATTTAACATCATTTCAATTAAAAATGATAACATACTCTAGAGGTTTTTTAAATATCTTTAAGAATAGTCAAAAAGAAATACCAGACCACGTCGCTAAAGATCCAGAACTTTTGGTTGATTTTTACAATTCTCAAAAAGATAATAAAACCAACAAAAATACAGACGCAGATGGTACAACTTATTTCGGGGCGAACAAAGATGACATAGACCAAATCAAAAGGGAGGACCAGGACGCTATAATATTATCCGACGAAATAAAAAAGAAGGGTGGCACTTTAAGTATGAAAGATATGATGGAGTTGCATGGACTTTGATCATTTTTTTAAAAACATCAATAAAATAGTGTAATATTGTTATATGGCAACGGCAAAAGTACCAGTAACATTTTCACCAGTTGATTCGAGAAAAGTAGATGCGGCATTGGCTAGAATACAATCTAAGGCCAAAGGTGTTGATTTTGGCGGAGGAGCTAGGTCATTAGATAAACTTTCTCGACCTCTTGGCAAGATAACTGGTCAGGCTTCAGAGTTTCAAAAGTCACTAGAGGCGTCGAATGCTCGTGTGTTAGCTTTCGGTGCATCTGTAGCTGTTATAAATAAACTTTCTCAAGCATTTGGGGCTCTTGTATCAAATACCGTCAAGGTTGAGGCAACCTTTGCAAAAATCAACACCATTCTTGGTGGGACTCAAAAACAGTTAGAACAGTTTGGTAATGGAATATTCAAAGTAGCCCAACAAACTGGGACATCTTTTGATCAAGTTGCCGAGGGCGCTTTGGAATTAGCCCGTCAAGGTTTAGGTGTTGAAGAGTCTCTAAATAGAGTTGGAGTCGCATTAAAATTGGTTCGAGTTTCTGGTATCGATGCAGAAAAAGCGGTTGGCGGTTTAACTGCGGCAATAAAAGGTTTTCAAGGAGCTGGGTTAAATGTAGCCCAAATCGCTGATAAATTAGCAGAGGTTGATACTAAGTTCGCTGTATCTACGGAAGATTTAATTAACGGACTAGAGAGAGCATCGGCTTCGGCTCGTGTGGCTGGTGTAGATTTTGATGAACTATTAGCGGTAATAACCACAGTTCAAGAAAGAACGCAGCGTGGCGGAGCTGTTATTGGTAATGCTTTTAAGACTATTTTTGCAAGATTAGGTAGGACAGATACTCTGGCGGCGCTTGAGGAACTTGGTATACAGGTTTTAGACTCCCAAGGAAATGTTAGGGACGCTATACCACTTTTTAAAGAACTAGCTGTAGAACTCGATCAGCTGGGTTTAAAGAGTGTTAAAGCTGGAGACATTATCCAAAAAGTTGCTGGAGTTAGACAAAGAGATATTTTAATTAGTTTGGTCGAGGATTTGAATTCTGGGCAAAGCCAATTCGCTAAAGCTCTACAAGTTTCAGCAACTGCAGCTGGCGCGTTGGATTCAAAAAATGCGAAGCTAAATGACACACTTGAGGCTTTAATTAACAATTTGACCGTAGGGGGGCAAAAATTAGCTTCTGTTTTGGGAGATATTGGATTTACGGATGCTGCAAAAGATATATTGAAGGCGTTTTCTTTTATAGTTAGCGGTATAACAGACATATTGCAGGGAGACAGTATCGGTGCAAAGTTTGCGCAAGGATTAATTAAAGGTATAGGTAGTGTTTTAACGGGGCCTGGAATTGCTCTTGTCGGAGCTATATTTCTTAAACTTTTCTTTGATTTAGCTAAATTTGGAGCCAGCTCTTTAAAATCAATATTGGGTATAAACAAAGCCGCCCAACAACAACAAGCTTTACAACAGTCAGTTCTTCAAACACTGTTTCAAAACGAAAATATTCAAAGAGAGATTTTAGCGCTTGAGGGTAATAAGGTAGCCCAAGAACAGTTGCTTTTAAAAATTTATAACCAACAAGCAGCAGCTTTAGCAAGAGTCCAAAAAGTTGCGGCCACAGTAACTCCTGGGCTTTTCGGAGCTGGGTTAAGGGGTGGCGAAAAAGGTGTTACTCCAAAGACAAAAAGAGCTGCTGGTGGATACATAGCTGCAGAATCTCGCGATGTATCTCGCGGAGTAGGCGGTGCGCCATCCAGCGCCAAGGTTGTTTCGATTCCTAATTTTGCTTTTGGTGGTGGTAAGCGTGGAACGATGGTCGCTAATACTAGCGAATACGTTA